ATATCAGCTTGTGCTTCGCTAATTAAGCGATCATAGTTGATAGTAGCCCCACCGACTAAACTTTGAGAATACTTACCAACAATTTGTCCCCAAAGCAATTGACTTTTCGCTTTAGCGAAATCTTTCACCCAACTTTCATTAAAGATCAAATCAAATTCTTCATCTACGTGATATCTTGCCTGACCTTTAATAATAAGAATAGATTGATTAATATCCCCTAGAATTTTACAAGTTCGTTTAATGGAATCCCATTTGAAAGGAATGCAAGTTTTACCATTCTGGTAAGTTACTTGCGTAACCTCATCCCAATCGATAAAACGAAAACTGTAGGTTTCCGGGTGTCTTAAATCTACTTCAACCAACTCGGCAGTCTCAAAGAAACCGTAAACCACATCCGTGTAAGTTTTTACGGTGTCTCTAATAATTTGATGAATATGCTCGTCAGTAAGTTCAACTTGGATTACTGGTTCCCCCAACATCAAACGAATGTATTTGACCAACTGATTAGCGTTGGAGATTTCCCCGTAGAGGTTAGGGCTTAGAAATGGACTTTGATTCATCATTTTAATACTCCGTTATCCCAATACTCCCAAACACGACCGCTAAAATATATGAATCTCGGTCTAAGTTCGAAGGTATCGAAATTTTCATAAAGGTTGTAGTTGAGAGACTTTCTTATATCTTCGATTTCATTAAATTTAATAAACTCATCAAAACCATCTACACTTTCGAGATTTTCGATGTTTGAAAGTCCGATGCTACATTTGATTATCTCTATTACCACTTCGCGAAATTTATAAATCTCATAATCAGTAAATGATATCAATTTTATATCACTGTCTAAGAAAGATTTAAGTTTGTTGTTATGGTAATCCGCTGTCTTAGGAAGATCATACGGATGAAAATCCGTACTGTGAAATGCAAGTCCGTTAACTTCAATACCTAGCCTTAAGCTGGGAATCCAAAAATCTAACTCGTGCAATGAACCGCTCTCGCGTCTTACACCATGCGCTTTCTTAGCGTTATGAATATATTCAATTTTAAAGCCATCGAGTATCTCGGAGATCATAACCTCTGGTAAAAATTTCCGCTCTTCGTGGAGATTAAATTTTTTGAAAAATTCGAGTTGCTTGGCAGAACCGAAATTTTCCCTAATAAACAGCTTAAGATGGGTTTTGTAAGATTCATCATTTTTAGCGAGCTCTGCAAGTTTAAACATTTCCGCAAATCGAGTATCGTTAGCACGTTTGTTGTCGCGCGATTTCTTGGCAATTTCCGGATTCTGCATGGGATTCTCAACACCAAGATTTGCCAAGTTAGTATTTTTAACTTGTTCGCGAAACCACGGCGCTTCGAAAATACTCGCGTAACCTATTCGCTTCATGCAAGTTTGCTGCTGCTTATTCTTATAATCGGGATGTTTCATGGGATGATCAACCCCAATTTTATTCCGCCAATATTGACGCATCCTCTCTTGGTATCCCGGCGATTGGGCGATTCTTTTGACTCCGTGGGAGGCCATCATAGCTTCATCCGCCTTCGCACCAACTTCCGGGTTCTGCAACGGGCACTTGCACCCATAAGATTTGATATTAGTTTCGAACCGTTTATCATTAGTTCTATCGCCGTAAAGTGCTAGACTCTCATGCTTGGTCAGGGATTTCATCCCATTCTTCTTAAACGCTTGCTGGATAATTCCAACAGTTCCTAAATTAAAGCAATGGATGAAATCCGGCATGTAAAGTTTACCGGCAAGGTATAAATCGTTAACACTCTTAAGAAGATCTAAGTTGTATGGTAGATGATTCCGTTTCGGTTTAATCTTGGAATAATCACCATTTTTAAGTGATATGTAGTAATCGTTTTCTCTTATAAAATCGAGAAGCTCGAGCGTAAGCTCTAACTTCTCATCTATAATATTACCAAATTCCTTCAGCATTAGAAATCCCATTTGTTTGCTAATATATTGGCATCAATTTTGGGTTTGAGGTCATAAAACACAACGGTTTTAATTATAATGCTTGGCTCTATTTCGTGTTTATTAGCGATGTTCTTCAGGCATTTCTCAAAGTCTGTGCATTTTAAGCTTTCTTTGAGTAAGAGCTCCTTACACTCCTCTAGTTCATCTAGGACGCTATTATCCACAAGGTTACCAAGAACTCCTTCCGGTACTTCTTCACTAGAAACTTCTTTGTTATGTTGGTGATATTCGCCATAGATAATGTTACGAATGCACGAAGTAAGGTATGCGAAAGCGTTAACCCGGTTACCGGAAATCTCTGAACGCTTCAAAGGATCGAAATTCTCACGATAGCGAACCCATCGCTCAAACGCTAAAGATCCTAATTCATCTTCACTTAAGTGACTATTACGCCCAAAGGTACGTAAGCATCTACGACATAATAACAAGATTAATTCATAAGCTCTAGCCACTTCATGTTGTGTCGGTTCGACATAAGGTGAAACTTCTAATGCTTTCTTAAAGTTTTCTTGAACTAAAGGATTGGACTTGTTTCCTTTAAATTCTATCATATACTTCTTATAGTTACTATAAGCTTCATCGAAGATTTCGCGGGCTTCGGTGGTGCACTCCCGTGCAGGTTCTCCGAAATTGCGACAATTTCGACCAATTGAAAGCATTAGGGCGAGTTCATGCTCATTAATGTATTCACTCGCCATTTGATTAACCCCTTAAAGTTGCTTTAGCAGGGCGGCCACGGCGCGCTGGTTTAGCGGCTTCCGCTTGATCAATTAACGCTTGGTCTTTTAAAGAAACTTCAATTTGCTTAAGATCCCTAACCTGGTGCGAATGATTATCGCAATCCGGTTGAACTTCAAATTTTTCTGAGCATTCTAATTTTTGCTCGATACAATCTACCGGTTTGCAAGTTGGTTCTTCCGGTTTAGGTTCTTCATACCAAACTTCAATGAATCCACGACGAATAAGACCTTGCATCTTACCTTGGAACTCGCGATTAATATCTCGCTCTTCTAAAAAGTCCCCTTCAAAAACATTTTGACCATTTAAAACAAAATCCTTACGGATACGAATTTTCTTATGGACAGGTTTACTACATTTTGACATCTATTTTTACTCCTACTGCAATCTTTGATAGCTTGACCGATCTACCAATCCATCAAAGATCCTAATTGTTGTTCACTAATATATTTATTAGAAATCAAATCCGGTAAATTCATGCCCTGTAATTTTAACCCTTCCACCAACTTAGTAGCCGGATCTTGCACATTCTTAGAATCATCCAAGTACTCCGAAATTATCTGCTCGCGCAGAGCCATCGGAATCCCTTCTTCTAATACAAGCTGTCTATTGCGGTAATAGTTTTTGCGATAGCAAGGATCTAAATCTAGGAAATTTTCTAAACTACCTACTTCTGCAATTCGCTTCTTCAGAGTAGCCAAACCAAATTTTTCCCGTTCAAAGACCCCGCCAAAAGCTTCAAAATCATCATAGTTGAAGTAACCAGTACTAAAACTCCAAGCATCTTCACTTTCGTCCAAGAGTGCCGATTCAATCAAGTATTCGCGAACTCCCGGTTTGAACTCTTTGAAGTCGACGATTCTCGGAACGTTATCCGCTTGGTCACCCAAACATACATGTTCTAATAACCACTCTTGCATCCCATTCTCTACATCTCCGGTTTTGTCGTCTACGCGAAGAATTTTGTTGGTCATCCAACTGTATTGTTTAATCAACGGATTATCTTGCAATTGAATAAAGTCCTTATCCGGAGATAAGATCATTACTGGTTCCCCTTTATTCGCGGCATCTCTAGCAAGCACCAAAATCAAATCGTCCGCTTCACAATGATCCACATCTACCACTTTGAATAGGGTTTTAGCTTGGGAAGCTTTCAAAGCTTTGACAAAATTATCGAAAAGGAAATATGCATCCTGGTAATCGAATTTGGTAAAACTTTGGCGAAATTGCTGTCTTGCGTATTTGTACATTGGATAAATTTTCTTTCTCCAGTTGCCTCTACCGGAAGTTTCATCTAGGCAAATCACAATCTCTGTCGCGTATTCGCGAAACATGTTGATATGCGTACACAAAACATTCAACATCGAAAGATTGAACTCTTTTTGATAAAGTTTCAAATCTACGAAATCCGCTTTGGTTTCTTTAAGGATCCCGGAAGCTAAACCGTGCGTACATTTATGAAACGCTGAACTTAAATCGATTAAAATCATTGAATTTTTACCTCAAAATAAACGTAATTTGTTTGATTGGTTTATATTATAACGTTAAACCATGTAAATTACTATCAATTTTTTCCGGTCTTTGATCGATTGGGGTTACCGAAACTGGCTTTAAGTTTGGTTTAACTGTAGGTTTCGATTTCGGGATGTTATGCATAAAGTTATCCACCAGGTCAAAAGAACTATCAATTTTTTCCGGCGTTTGTGGTGCTCGTAAAGTTTCGGTTACCGAAATATCCGGAGTCTGGGGAGTCCCGGAAACTACGGGGGTGGTACGCGCAGGCGTATGATCGCTGGGTTCTGGATCTCGCGGAACTGAGAATCTCAACTTATACAAATTTTCTACTCTTTGCATAGCTTCGGAAGCGATCTTTTGAATCGCCTCGCTAGCATACATTAAATCATCTTCGTATTTCATAAAAGCTCCATATTACCAATCATCCAAGCTTCCAAATACCGGAACATCTCGAATATCATAATTCATACTTTCTACCATTCGCTCTAATGGCTGCTCGAATTGTTTCTGGAAGTTGGTTTGATAATCGAAGATCCCATCTTCTTCGATAATTTTCGCAATTTTTGAGTCACCGAAACTGATGATTTCGGTTCCAAATCTATTCGGGGTTAACAAATAACAACGCTTGTATTTCTCTCCAGGTTGTAAAAGTTCGATCGAATCTTCTAAACCTTGTTGTTTTACCCAGTTGTTGTGGGCAATCGCTGCCTTAGAACCTTGCGGAATTCCTTTATCATTGATGTTATAATCCAATGAACTTACGCCTTGAACCGCACATATATCTTCCAATGGCTGATCTTGATATTGAAGTTTGGTTTCATCTCGCCACTTACGAACCCCGTACTGATCGTTATCCAAGATCACTTCGATGGATTCTTGTAATTTTTTCTTAACCCAAGCTGGGGTACTAGATCTGGCAATTTCCAATCCCATCGCTTTGATATACGGATCTTCTAAACTAAATCTTACGCCTTCAGAGTCCAATACGCGAGCCGCGTAACGTTTCTTAGCTACGAAGAATGCTCGGTCACTAATAATTTCTCGTTCTACCCCAATTTGCGAAGGATCTACGATATTCAAAATTTCCGAATACTCTTCGGTAGTTTCTTTGATAACTTGTTGGATTACTTTCTTCTCAAAGGAATCCACCCAATCTACGATACCCAGAGTTGTCGCGTTAGCGTTTTCTCCAAATTTTCGAGCGACCATGTTTCGTATTGTGTAGTAGATCGAATCCGTATCGCCTGATATCACGTAAGGCTTCTCCGAAGGTAATAATTCTTGTAATCTACGCTCTACGTTGTTCGCTAACAATTGTATAAAGAATCGACCACTGGAAGTGATGGCTGCTGCCATATCTGGATTCGCGAGAGTGAAGTGTTTATTAGCAAGTGCCCCATATAACGAGTTAATAAGAATCTTTAATGTCATCTGGGTAATGAAATCACTCGCCGCCGCGGACTCCAACGTTTCAATATAACTTTCCAATTCTTCGATCGAGCAAGTATCAAACCAACTCAAATCTTTTGCTAATAATTCTTCTACGGTTAAATTCATCTAATCTCCTACTACTATAATAATATGTTAAGTATTATAATAAACAATCTAATAAAAATCAATTTATTTTTCGAACCTTCAAAGTTTCGGTTACCAAAACTCGAAAGGTTCAAAATAAAAAAAATCTCCAAATCTTCACTGACGTGATAACTTGGAGATTTTGATATTTTAAAACAGGATATCTTAACCCGGAATGCCAATAACCGGAGAATTTAAGAATATAGTAAACTTCTCTACTTCCCCTTCTGCTACCTTAGGATTCTTAGCTTTAACCATTTGGGTTACCGTAATGGTGTTACTAGCCTCGTTATTAGTTGATCCAACTACTAAGTAAGTTGCCGCAGTACCTTTAGCACTGAACGCATTTACAAAATATGAACCGGTATAGAATGGATACGGTAAGCTAATAACTGCAGATTTCTCCGCTTCTACGCTTCCGTAAACTACGCCAGCTTTGGTTAGGGAGTTAAAGGCGAGTTTTGCATTACCGGTAAGGTTGAAAGTTTTGATGGTATTATCAAAAGATTTTGCATCACCTGGGGGGCCTGGAGGGCCTTGATCACCTTTAGGACCTGGATCCCCTTTCGGGCCTTGCGGACCTGGATCTCCACGATCTCCTTTAGGACCTGGAACTCCTTGTTCGCCTTGAGGACCGGCTGGACCTTGTAAACCGCGTTCACCCGGAATACCTTGGATACCTCGTTGACCTTCTGGACCTGCTGGGCCTTGAAGACCTTGTAAACCTTGAGGGCCTACATCACCGCGATCCCCTTTAGGACCAGGTTCACCCGCCGGACCTACTGGGCCTTGAGCACCTGGGAATCCTCTTGGGCCTTCTGGACCGATTGGGCCTACTTCACCGTCTTTTCCGTCTTCGCCTTTAGAGCCTTGTGGGCCGGCAGGGCCGGTATCCCCTTTAGGACCTTGTGGTAAGCATACAGTATACGGAGCAGAATGGTACATTTGTTCTTTTGCATGTTCATAGCGAACTTGACGTTTACGTTGAACGTCATCCGCTTTGCATTCGTATTCAAAAGCCATTTAATTTTCCTTTTTATTTGTTAACAAATTTAAAGCTTTGCGTAATTTTCGGTGTTTTCGGTAACCGAAAATCGCGCAGTTTTATATCAACCGGAAGAGGTTAATATAACTCGAAATGAGGACCATCGATGAAAGCTTTCTTTCCAAGCTTTCTTCGTTCCGCGGAGTACTCATTTACAAGATCTTTAGGGGATTTGCTGGTGTCGTTTAACACTGCCCAAGCGCCGCCCCAACGAACTCTAACCCCAAGCTCTTTCGCTGCTGCGCTCACTGCTTCTACAATAGGATAGAATTTTGCTAAATCCCACGAAAGTGGATATGGAGCCACGTCTACAGCATGACCAAAGCCGTCCGCTTGTTTAATGTGATTGGAGTTTAGAGTTTGAGTTAATTTTTTCGCTAATAATTCTTTTTGACGTTCTAGCGTTCTTACTCCTTCGGTAATGGAGAAGTCTTGGCTAGATTTTTGAATCGCTAGGTTCATCACCTTAACTAAATCAGGATGAACACCTTGCAATTTTTGAATTGAAGATTTGCCGAATTGATAGGCCATTAAGTTATACCTCTGTAAGTTTACACTATAGTGTATTATATTGTTATTTTATATTTAAAGATAGATTAGATCGGATTAGATATTCAAAGTAATCGTATCAATGATATACTCTTTAGATCTTGGTTTGTACATATTTCCATACAATGTAAATCCAAATTCTACCATTACTTCGTTATTCGAAAACTGGTCGATTTCTGGTGGTTCGAAGGTAACCGAATCTAGCTGTAAGCGAATACTGGATTCTTGTTGCTCTTCCACCATTTTGAAAGTATAGAATGGATTGAAGAAGCTCGCGACTTGCTCAACTAACATCATCGCATCGTTCATCCCGCGAGTAATCAAATTCAAACGAACCGCAATATTGTACGGGCTCGGGGCGCTAGTCATATACGCGAACGCGTTTTTATTCGTAAGACTCTGCATCGTTAGTTCTCGCTGAACCGCGACGTTTTTGTTGTTTTGACGATTCTGGTCATAAGTCATAGAATCGATGACAAGGCTTGCTCTTGGTAAAAAGTTAGTATTACCATTCATCAATTCAGAGAATTCATGCTCTTCGATGGTTAAGAGTTTCTCGCGGTTACCGTAAAACACTGGAAGCTTGCGTTGATAAACTTTGCCGTTGGCTAGATATTCCACTCTTAAGTTGCTGAAGAACGCTAACATCCCAGCCACATACTTACGTATAGTATTTGGATGCTGTTCAACTTGCTCTAATTCCGGTTCTTTAGTTTCTGAATTTTCCGCATTAGCGGTTGTTTCCGAGTTTTGAGAGTTTTGGTCACCTAAACTCAAACCATTGTATTTTAAAAGTTCAATCGTAGTGGATTCGGCACCGATTTGGATTCGGGTGTTGAAAGCATTCTTAGGTTTGGAAACCTTTTGAACGCAAAACTCGTTCTCACCGGATAATAGATTATCGCGTTCTTGGTCTAATCGCTTAATTGCATTTTCTGCGTCTACGCGCTGATTTGCAAGATCCTGGTCAAACGTTTGCTCTGCATAATTCCAGCTTGGTTCCAAGTTTGAATCGCTTAGAGACTTCTCTACTTTGAGAAAGCTACGAGGGTTTTTCAATACAAGATCCGCCGGTTTGTTGCAATCCGCTTGTGGATCCGGTTGAGAACAAAAGTCTTTGCAGTCTACTGTCGTTGTCATTTCGGACCTCTTAAACGATTGATGATATCCGCGGAACTAATATGAGATTGATCTTCAATATTCAACACGTTGGTAGTGTGTACGGTATGTGGAGTATTGGATTGATTGATCTTCGTCAAATTAACCAAGATAGTGGAAATTTCTTTATAAGATTGCATAAACAACTTAACACTTTCGATTTGAGCTTTGTTTAATTCGCTGTAAGCGGAAACTAACAAGGCGCGGGATTCCCCTTCACTTAAGACCAACTCTTCCGTTACGCTTTCCAATACTCTTCGAGAATTTTGAGTAGTCTCTCTAAGCATAGCTCTCATATAACAAAAGTCTTCGATCATCGCTTGTACGTCTACAACGTCTGCAGCGATTTCGGTTACTGGAGCCAATGATTTAGTTTCCGGTTCTTCCGCGTTTGCGGTGATTAGTTGACCTTCTAAAGGTTGTGCGGTTTTTGGAGTAACCAAATACGACTCAAGTTCTTCCGTAGTAGTCAAGATATCTTCCGAGATCTCCACATTCTTGGTAAGTTCTTGAGTAATTTTGTTCATCTTGTTGTTTAAGTGTTCAAATTTCTCTAAATTCATTCGATTTGGTTATGCTTATTATAATACAAATATTTATTAAAACAAAAACCTCAAAATTCTTTCGAACTTTGAGGTCTTTAACCTTTCGGTTACCGAAACTTAATCAATTAGTCTATGTTAATTGGATACCAATGGATATATTCGCCCACTTCGCGAGGGGTCAACACAAACTTATTGAATTGTGAAATCCCAAATCTGAAAAGATCAGATGAATCAATATCATAATTTTCTCGCGGATCTTTTCCACCGAAATGAAACGCTACAATATCCTTGAGGATATCCGATTTGTTGAAAACTAAATAATCCTTAATCTCAGGTTCTGTGAGCATTATAAGTGTTATTCCATTTTCTAAGCATCTTTGATATTTAAATTCGTGCTCTTCCTTTAGATCATGGTGAGTAAAATCGCCATTAACCTCAATCGCTAGATTATGATCTGGAAAGAAGAAATCCAATTCCCTACATTTTCCGGTTACCGGATGTCTTAAGAATTCTGGCCTATGGTTGCGAATATATTCAACTTCGAGAGGTTGAACTATTTTAGACTCCACTAACATCTCTGTCCACGGATCATCTTTCGCTTTATGTATCCCGAAGAATTTGAGATTTTTGTATGCACTAAATGGGTAGTTCTCGAATGCGAATGTCTTCGCTTCTCTGATAATTTCTTGATCATTTGGATGATCTTCGAGCTTGGCTTTATATTCATTTCTCTTGGAAATTCTTTCAATCGCCACCTCATCCGGTACTGAACCATTACCAGTAACAGAAGATAAACACCCAGCGTTTTCAACCCCGTATCGTTCGAAGGTTGTCGCTTTGATCTTAGCTTTAATCACATGGGATTTAGATGGGTTGTCGAACCCATAACGCTCTAAATTAGTTTCGCGAGCCTTTTGTTTAATTCGCTCATCACTTAAAGGGGCTGGGCCACCGTATTTGAGAATATTATTCCCTTCGCGTTTCTTTAGAACCTCAGAGCTACACGTTGGGGCTGGACCACCGTATCTCACGATATTGGTTGCTCTAGCTTTTGCCCTAATCTCCGGTGAATGCATGGGGTTCTCTACGCCATAACGCGCCAACATTGTCGCTTTGATTTTAGCTCTTATATCAACTTTATCAACCGGTTGTGTTTTGAGTTTAGAGCCGTATTTCTCCTGCTTGGCGGCTTTGATTTTTATCATTAATCTTCGGCAATTTAAATGGATTATCAACGCCATAACGCTCGAGGTTAGTTGCCTTGATCTTAGCCTTAATTTCGGACGATTGCGAGGCGTACTCCACTCCATAGCGTTCCAAATTAGTCGCTTTGGATTTAGCTTGAATTTCTGGCGATTGGGTTGGAACTTCAACACCGTAGCGTTCTAAGTTAGTCGCTTTGGCTTTTGCCCGGATTTCCGGAGATTGTTGTGGGTGTTCAACCCCATAGCGCTCTAAGCTAGTTCGAGTTCGTCTTTCGGGTATTTTATCGGGCCATAACGCTCTAACTTCTTTAAAAGATAATGTTTTAAAACCAGATCGACGCATATTTCCCAATAAATCATCCGAACATAAGCTGAATATGCGCGAAATCTCCGGGATGTAAATTTC